ATTGTTTAATTGCCTCCATGCACTCACTATAATTATCGGTGCAAATCCAAGGCATTAACAGAATTTGACACCCATTAAAATTAAACTCTGTTGGTGAGGAGTAAGCTTCAATGTTATCATATTCACGTAATAGTAGATGGGGAGAATTAATAGCGTTGGTATTTTTAAAGAAAGTGTCATGATTACCAACAATCATAATTACTTTAATTCCTCTTTGCTTGGCCTGATCAAAGAAGTACTCCCTGCAGGAGTTTAACGTATTAAAATTTATATACTTACGACGGTCAAAACAATCACCCAGATGAAAGATAGTTTTTATTTCTTGCCTGTCAATTTCAGGCCAGAAACATTCCATATAAAATTTTCTAAAGAAATTATCAAATGGAATTGAATCCGAGCGTGCTCCAAAATGCGTATCAGTTACTAGGGCTGCTTTCATTAAGTTGCTTTTTATAATAATCTATCTGATCTTTAAGTTGAAGTTTTTTCTTCTTTAACTGCTGTATGCTAATGTCACTGGAATAATTATTGAATGCTTGTTTAATTTGTAGATCAACGCTATGATGTAGTTGTTGGAGATGCTTAATGTGATGCTCTACTTTAACAGGGTTCATTTAAATTCCCTCGAATAAGTCCTCGTTCCACTCTCTATGACCTTCTCTAAAAGCCATATTTGATTGTGTCTCTCTTACCTCTACTCTAAAGCACCACAGGCGCTTGGCCTCTCCCGGACCCCAGTAGTCCGGTATATAAACACCATTCATATACTTATATAATTGATCAGCTAGACCCTCACACCCCAGGCGAGGTAGGATAGTTAACTTAGCCATCTTTTTTTCTTGTAGCATTTTAAATGTTTCAATCTCTGGATCATCTTGTGCTACAAGTAAGGTATGATCAAATTGATCTTGCAAAACTTCTTTTAATTCTTTAAATCCCCCGTAGTCGGCCACCCAATTACGAAAATCTAAATCATTAGAGCCAAACCAAAATCTCATTGAAAAAGTATAACCCTGAATTAAATTACAATGTGAATCTGCTCTCCATTGCCGATATGCCACAGGAAACTGATCTACATACTCTTTAGTAGAAACAAACTTATAAGTGATTGGTTGCATTACTCTTACCTCTTTAACCGTATTTGCTATCGTGTACCTTGCCTATTCCATAGTCACCATCATACATGCGCAATGACTCTGCATCAAACGAAAGGTACTGGCCTATCCTTGTGCCTTTTTTGATTTTTGCCGTGCCAACCGATACGTGAAGTACACCAGCCATAACCCCATGATAACCAGAATCATAGAGACCTGAAGTAATAAAACAGCCATTGCGGTTAAGAGTGCTCCTAGTAATGACCCAGCCAGCTTCGCCCTCTCCGACGCTGATGATGTTTTCCATAACGACCTCATAAGACCCCGGGTATAGCGTAAAATAGCCCTCTGCGTCTGGTACGAGCTCTTCAGTTCCTCTATGCTTTTTGTGATCATTTGATATCTCAAACTCGTTAGGTAATATCTTAAACACCTTGCCCAATCTTAGATCTACTGCGTTAGGCTGTATGTCCTCTTCTTGTACGTTAGTTAATGTTGTCTTACTGTTTTTTCCCGAAACATGTTTCATTCTTTATCCTTACTCTTTTTAAGCGGGGCATTCATTGCAATCTGTTCATGCACCTGGGCTTCGATCATAGATCGAATATATTCACCTTGCTTATGTTTGTCAATAATTGTAGCCGCCACTCGCTTGTAACTCTTTTTAAATTTAAATGCACTATTAGTTTTCATTCAGCCTCCGGAATAAAATAAGGATTTTCTTTAGTAGTAAAGCTTCCGACAAATTCTAAGTAACGTGTTTTAAAGTCTAGCTTCCATATTGTATTAGGTACTAGGGATGACGAGCCCTCAAATCTTGTAGAGGAAATGTTAAATTGATCATCTATAAAAAGAGGAGAGATTTCATTTCTAAAGGCATATAAAGATTTACCATCATACATTACACATGCAAATGTTCCATCAACCTCACTTAAGAATCCCCATCCTTTAGTAAGTATATTTTTTAAGAGCCATTGGGTATCCCAAACGCCTTCTTCAAGTTCTTTTTGTTTAATAATACCATTATGCCATAATAATGCCCCATCCTCGTTAGCCGGGTGAATGTTTGTACTGTCTGTGGTAGGTGCTTGGGAATGACAGATAAAATAATCTTCTGGCTGGTAGGGATAGGTAGGAATAAAGCGATCGTCCATCTTTCCAGGGGCCTGCATTAAGAAACCAATTTGTATTTCGTCTTTTTGTTTACGAAAGGTACACACCGAATAACTTAACTCCCCTCTATAGGAATTAAGTTTATATAATTCAGTGAGCGTGCTTTTATTAAACGATCCAATAATTGAACACATTATGCTGCAACTTTCATTTTATTAATTAAACTATCCCAAGGTATATCAATAGAGTAAAGGATAGGGTCTTTTTCACCAATCTTAGCAAAATTAGCAATTCGTTCTGAGCACGAAGGACACTTACCACAAGACTCTCCAATATCGTTAGGATTATAACATGTAAGTGTGCGCTTGGTCAATGATAAATCACCATCAAGTTCCCGAAGTATAGTTAGCTCTTCAAACTTAGAAAGTTTACTGAAAGGGGCAATGAGCTTGATTTTTATAATTCTATTTTCTGATAACAGATCATTTACCTTATTAACCCAACGCTGGGTAGTATCATGGTAACCATACTCATCGTGCACCTGTAATCCAGTAAGTATTGTATCGACGTTTCTTGTCTCTGCATATGCAGCTGCAATAGACATTAAAATCATATTACGGTTAGGTACATATGTCTTAGGTCTAGGGTCCCCTAACACATCTTTAATTGTAGGCATCTCAATGTTTTTATCTACGTTTGCTGAAAAACCTTGAGAAATGTCACCTAAGAACGAAGCATCAATTACCTTATGCGCTACTTTGAGTAGTTTAGTAGAACTTTTAGCAAAGACAATTTCTTTAGATTGCTTCTGTCCGTAGTTAAAAGTTAAAGCAGACACGTTTTCGGCACCATATTTTTCTACTGCCAAACGCATTGTGATAGTACTGTCCATGCCCCCGGATAATATAACTACAACACCTTTAGTGTCTGGTAATAAAGCTAAAGCTTTAGCAGCCTGATTCAGGTTCGTCATTATAAAGTCCTAATTGTTGATTAGTAAGTATCCTTTTATCAGCATCACGCTCTCTTTGAATACGATGGAGATAGACTACCGCATCCATCAGCTCTTCCTTTAGGTGTTGCAGCCACTGATCAAGATCGAGATCAGTTCTCTCAGTAGTTACACCATATTTACTAAACCCATGATTAGAGCGCTTGATAAACTCATCACAAATTTGATTAACGTTATTATCAATTGATTTCATTGTCTTGGTGTCTTTGTACAAAAATGTAATACATCGGCAATTGTACCGTATTTCCAGAGAACCCCTCCGTGAGAAGCTCGTACCGGGTTAATATCAATACCTCCTCTCCGAGTATAGAGACATGCCACGAATAGTTCTTCAGGCTGTAATAAATCCCACAAGCGCTTATAAATGCATTCGCAAATCTCTTCGTGGAAATGGTTTTCTTTACGCATGCTAATAATGTACTTAAGTAAAGACTCCGGGGTAACAGCTTTATTACCTTTGATGTGAACATATACATCACCCCAGTCCGGCTGATTAGTTACTCGGCAATTTGAACGTAGGGAATACGAACGCCATCTCTCATATCGTCCAATAGATGGTACAACTTCTAAAATGTCTGATGACTCATTATAGTGATCAAAAGTCATACCTTTAACATTACAAAAATGCTCAAGCGCAATAAAATCACCTCTAATAGGAGTAATTGTATCGATATCACCCCATTTAATGAATACTTTAGCCTCTCCCCCGACTGCTTTACTAATGTCCTGGGCAATTTTATCTTCCACTATCCAAATTTCATCTGTCGACTTAATAAGTCGAGCCATGTTATAGGAGTTAAGATATAGCTTTACAGATTTGGATTCCACAATATTTGGAGTATTACTTGGGTAAGTAAACTTAAGCCAACCAGAAACAGGAAAACCATTTTTAAGAAGCGTGGAAAATTCGTACGCATTCCACGCATCCATGCCCACGAACGGGAGGGCATCCTCTTTAATTTCGTAGGCAGTTCGGTTAAGATGGCGAGGTACCGCAACAAGTAGTGTAGGATCAACATTTTCTGGAGTTACATAAGGTTTAACAACTGTACCGTCCCCGGCTTTACCCAGATGAACGGACACCAATTCATTAAGTACTTTTTGATTAGATTCTGAAGCCACCGTTTAAGTCCTTTTCCATTTCTTTTCTACTTTCTATTACTTTACATGCATTTAGTACTTGTTGTACCCTTTCTCTTACCGAACCACTTAACTGTACAAAAGACACGCCCTGATTTAAGTAACTATGAAATATTTTTACAATTTCATCTCTAAATTCCATATCCGTACTTCTTACTCCATCATCCTCTATTTCAAACTCCGGTTCAATATAAAAGAGTAAATCATATTTTAAATAGAGTTTATTGTAAACTGACTCTGCAAACGCCATTACATTACTGCTTACTTTACCTTTGTTGTGCAAATACCTTGTATATACCACACCATCAAGAGCTGTTCTATCTGTAATCATCTTATCGTTCATAAAAATGTTTACAATATGCTCTTGCATGATCAAACGCTGAGTAATATCATCACCGTTCTCATTAATTCGAAAGCCATAATCTTTTACTCTGCGAGTAACTTCATTGCAGATTGTAAAATCTTTAAATATAATTTCAGATCTTAATGCACTAAGTAAAGTAGTCTTTCCTACTGACTGCGCACCACTAAGCCCTATTCTCATCTAATACCTTTCTCAATACCCACAACCATGATTCTAATGACGTTTGCTTTAATTTGCCATACATCTCTTCTAAAGAATCACAACGATTGGAATAACAACTTGAACTTATAACTTCACCCTCATCCACCCCTGGGGTCACTTTATGTACTACTGAACCGATAATCGAGTAATTACCTTCCCAGGTTCTTACTTGAGGGTCCTTGCCTTTAAGCTCAGGGTAATGTGTAATGAGAGCTGGGTGACCATTTAAGATATTATATTTTGTACAGATATCTTCAGGTAATATTCTTAAATAGCCATGCAGGGTAATTAATGTATTATTTGAGTCAAAAATATTTTGATACCTAAAATAATTCATTAATAAGTCGTGTTTACCCGACTGTATAGTAATACCCAGCTCTCTTAAGCCAGAACAAAATTTAATTTTTTCTTCAAAATTATTTGTAACAATTAAATTAGGTTTGCGTCCTAGAGCTTTGGAAAGCTCCACAATCTCTGACCCTGTCTGACTAAAGAAAGCAATCCAGTTCATTTTAGTCCGTTAGCAAATGTTCTAAATAGTTGAAGGTTATACTCAATATTTTTTATTTGTTCAGGATCGGGTACTGTGTGGATAAGATCAACCAGCTTGATGGACTGTTTATTAACCAAACCACCAAACTCATACTTAACACCAAGAAGACCGTGAACAATAGGGCTGGATGTATCAATCGTTTCAATCCAGTCAAAGCCACAGCGGTAGAACATAAACTCAATAGGTAATGCACAACCCAGGAGATGATGCGGTTTATTTTTATTAATAATTCCATCTTTTAGTAAATGTGTTAAAGTTTGCGCACGACCTAGCGTATATCCCACCCATTTATTGGGATGGGGGCATAAATTTAAGTAATGAGAATAGTCAAATGAAATGGCAATCTTATCTACCTTAACTACCTCATCCATGTACTGATAGCATTGAATAAGTTCGTTGTAGTTTTTACCCTGAACGACACCTATACGTTTAATATCTTTAGGTATCTGTGAATTGTATTCATCAAGGAAAGCTAATGTACTATCCATCGTACCTAAGGTGCTCTCTAATACATCAGGAATAATAAACTCTGTAGGGTGTAGTTTTAAAATCCAATCAATGTATTTTTCTGAATCAAATGCCTTACCTAATTCAAAAATAGAATTATCTAGTAAGACGTGCCTGCCTTGTCTAACAGACTCTTTAAAAAAATTATAATACGTAGGTTCAGTTTCAAATAAATGGACTAAAGCATAATCATAGTCATTATAAGATCTGGACTGCTCTAATAATGCAAGGGGGGATTCATGACTTATTTTCATTTAAAACTCTCATTTCTTTCCATTTAGCAGACAGTTCACGAACTTCTTTAATGGCTTGATTTCTAGTTGGCTTATCAAGTTTTACTACTTCTGTAACACCTCGAATTTTTTCATTCAGCCAAAAATTCTTAGGATACTTTTTAAGAAACTTTTCCTCTGCCTCTTCTACCTGGGCTTTGGTACCGTAGGCGGAAGCTAGAGGTCTAATATTCCATGAATAGTATTCTTCGTCTCTAAACCGATCTAGTATATCATATTCTTTTGTAACGCCAAATTTTAAAAACTGCTCACCAGTTTGTTTATTTGTAAACTCAACCAAGTACAGCTTACCATTTTTGGTAGTAATACCACCAAACGTTTTATATTTCCCTTCCATGGGAACGCTCCTTCACTTTTTAATTAACGACATAAATTCAGCTCTACAATCGGGTTCCGATTTAAAACAGCCCCCAAGCTTTGCTGTCATAGTATAAGAGGAATGATCTTCAACCCCTCTAGACTTCACACAGTAATGAACGCCTTCGATCACTACCGCTACATCTTCAGTACAAAGAATGTAGCTCAATGCATGATAAACCTGTTCGGCAATTCGTTCTTGAACCTGAGGTCTACGTGCAAAGTACTCTACAATACGATTCATCTTTGATAAACCTAAAACCTTACCTTTAGGAATATAAGCAATGTGAGCCTTACCATCAATAGTGACAAAGTGGTGCTCGCAATTGGACATCATAGTAATATCTTTTTCTATTACCATTTCATCGTACTGCATTTTATTTTCAATGACTGTACATTTAGGAAAGTTTTCAGGTTTTAGGCCCCAGAAAATTTCGTTAACGTACATCTTAGCTACTCGTTTAGGTGTCTCTGTTAAAGAGTCATCATTTCTATCTAAACCTAAAATGTCCATGATAGCAGCAAAATGCTTTTCAATCTTTTTAATTTTAGAGTCATCTTTTACTAACAACCTATCAATAACTGCCGGTGTATGCACACCTTTTTCACGAAGATATTCTTCGATTTTATAGCCAAGCTCTGCGTCGCACTTACCTTTATTAAGACTCATCTTCATCTCCGTAAATTAATTTTTGCATATTTTCTATCTTTTGGACTATTTCTACAAGCTCGGGATCAGGGTTCTCTGACTCACGTTTTTTAAGATAGGGTAATGCTTGAAGTAATAGATTAACGTAATAGTTATTTTGTAAAGAATAAATTTTTTCCATTAGGTGCCCCATTCATTCTTAAATAAAGGAACTTGAAGCCTATCAGAATACCTCCACCCTTTTTCCATTGCTAGCAACGCTACTGTTTTATTATTAAGAACATAAACAGACTCCACACCCCCTACTGGCATAATATATACCGGACCTTTAAAGTCCTTCTTACGATATTCATTTACTGCTTGTTCTGCCTCTTCTACGTCTTCTTTTGTAGCTACTACAAACTTAAGGTAAGTATAACCAAACCATTCGTACATAGATACTACTTCTGGTAAAATGGCGTCTTCTTTCTTTTCTCCTGATACCGATAGCTTGGCTGACACAGAGAACGTTAGCTTGTCTTTACGATGCTTGGTCCAGTTGTCATTAAGATATTTTCGGAAGTCGTTGGTGAGGTCTTGAGTACCGTTGGTCTCAAAGGTTAATTCTTTTAACGGTACCATTGAAGGGTGATTAAGAAGGGTGGGGTAAGCTTTTTGCCATCCCAGCAAAGGTTCCCCTCCAGTAATTACCAGATGTTCGTCTTCCCACCTTTTGTGCGGAAGTAAGCCAACAATCGACTCAGCAAGCGAATCGGTAGATACAACAGGGCTAAGATGCTTGAAACGAGGATCCCAAGAAGCGTAAGAATCACACCCAGTGGATACCAGAGGAAGTTCCTTATAGGACTTATATTTAGAAATTTCGGCCGCGACATTATCACGCTCCTTTGATTTTTCTCCTTTAGGTAGCCCGAACCCATCACAGGTAAAGTTACAGCCAAAGGTTCTGAGAAAGACTGAAGGAACGCCCATGTAGCGGCCCTCGCCTTGAATGGAGTAAAACAACTCTGATACTTTAATTTTCGACATTAGAACTCCTAGTTTTGTTAGCTGGTGGAAGGGCACCAGTCACAAGTACATAATATTATATTTTATTTATTCTAAATTATCCAGTAATTCTGGTACTTCTTTAACTTTTTTTCTACCTCTTTTTACCGGCATTGTTCTTTTTTCAGGGTCAATGGAGTCAGCTTGTTTACGAACTAACTCTACAATCTGATTAGCTATCTCCTCATTACCATCGGTGTGAGCTAGTAACTGTTCTAAATCAACATTCTCTAATAGTTTATATTTTGTAACCTGTTGCTTTTTTTCTTTTTGAATTCTTCGAACAAAGGCAAAGAAAATAATCTGAGTGTAGTACGCAAAAGGATTAGCTGATTTAGTAGGATCAAACTTATCCACCGCGGTCAGACAATTTTCTATACCATCGGATATCATATCATCTTTAAAGGTATAGTTAATAAAGTTAGCTTTATAGGATAAATGGGTAGCAATTTTTAAAAAACATTCACCGATATAATTACTTACCAAGGGCTTGGGTAAACCGTTTTCTTTAGCGTAATCTATCTGTTTACGATACTCAATCAACGCTTCTAGAAATTTTTTATTATCTACGTAATGAGCGTTTTTCTTATCAGTGGACTGTTCTTGTGGTTGTTCTTCTTGTTCTGTATTCAGCATAATCTTCTTCGTCGTCTTCCGACTCCTCTTGTTCCCCATTTAAAAATAAATCTAAAATCTCTTCATCCGGAGGAAGATCTTTTTCATTAATTTCTTCCGTTTGTTTATTATATTCTACAATATAACTTTTGTATTGTGATTCTGCTTTTTCCGATACATCCATTGTAGCCACAATATTATTAATATAAATTTTTACTGTATTAGTTTTTGCCATTTTAATCCATGGCTGCATTACATATGTTTCAACGATCATGTTGTCCAGGGGAACTGCAACCGAATTAATTAAAACCGGATCAATTACCTCTAAAAAACTTTTAGAACCTTCTTCCGGAATATCATTAGTTAGAGCTATAATACTCTCTCCACTAGTAAGTTTTAAATATTTACACTGCATCCAGCGTGACCTTTACAAGTTTATAATCGAATTTTTCATCATTATAAATTTTTACTCTCTCTATCATATGAAGAAGAGTAAAGTTTTTTCTCGACTTCCAGGTCAAGTCATCCCCTACATCATATAAATTACAACTGCTTTTTTGATCACCTTTTCTTAATCCCCGACCAATTGACTGCAAATTTCTAATACGAGACTTTGTAGGAGATGCGAAAATAATATTGTGTAAGTTTCTAATATTTATTCCTGTAGAAAACGTGCCGTAGGAAGCAACAATAATAGCATCGCTTTCTTTTTCTGTTATTTTTCTTATCTCTTCCCTCTGCTCCGTATCTGTACCCCCGTACACAAAAAACACTTTACGCTCACTATTTTTATCATGAATCATATCAAAGAGTATTTTACCGTGCTTTTCTACATATTGAAAAAGTACTAAAGTATTACCTTCTTGTTTAAGTGCTAGATTACGAATAAATTTATTTCTTGGCTCGTGCTGGACTAAAAAGTCCATCTCTTCAGGGTATTTGTTTTCTTTATTCGCTTTCCTTACTTCATCAGGGTACTGAAGCACAATACAAAATATTTTAAGCTCTGCCAACTGATCCTTGTCCATTAATTCTCTAGTGGTGGTAACTTTATAGACTGGTCCAAACAAACCTTCTAATACTAGCTTGTGTGTTTTTGTTCCGTCTAAAGTACCAGTAGTACCTACTCTATAGGGCGCCAAAACCATCTTATGCATTATACTTGTTAGGGATTTAGCTTTAAACAAATGCGCTTCATCACCGTAAATACATTGGAACGGCTCAAAAAACTTTTTAGGTAATTCGTAAATGGACTGCCAGGTGGATATTACTATAGGTTGTAGATTGTCTTTATCGTGACCGGCATATATTCTTGAACAATTATAAGAAGCTTTCCATCCATTGTTTAATGAATATGATTGGAAGTCAGAATACATTTGCTCAACGAGCGAGGTAGTTGGTACCAGGATAAGCTGCCTTCTTCCGAACTTTTCATTCCAACGAAGTAAGCAGTAAATGATAAGTGACTTTCCTGACCCAGTAGGGGACAATAAAAGGGTTCTTCCTTCACTAATCGCTCTGTAGACTGCATCGAGCTGATAATCTCTAATGGATTCGCCGTTGGGAAGTGACAGGTTGAGTTCGTCGACAAATTGTTTGACAAGCTCCAGGGTAACTGAATCGCATTTTTGATGGTATTGTTCATAATCAATCTTATAATTGTTTACTTCACAGAAATGTTCAAGATAGCTTAAAAGACCGACGTATAATTCTTTTGTAAAGATAGAAAAAAGCTTTACCTTCCCATCCCAGAGCTTGTTTCTATACAAAGGGTGAAACTTAGCACCGGGTACATCAAAAGAAAAATGATCAGAGAGCTCTTGCGCTATAGCTGGCTCACATTGTATTTGTAAATAAACTTCATTTTTCTTTTTAATAGCTATATCGGCCATTACATCATACCGTTAGTAAACTTTGTCCATTCTACCGCAGTTTTTATATCCCAGGTTCTAGAATTAATAGAGCGAAGTATTTGTTCAAGAGTAAAGATTACAGTTCTAAAATACTCTACCTTGTCTTGCAGTTCTATTAAGTCTTTATCACACTGTAAGAACTCATCCATCTCGTTTTTCAATGGCTTGTTGCCCTGAAATTGCTCCCACCCTGCCTCATCAAGCTCGGCCTGGGACATCTCCCCCCTGTAGTATTTGTATTTTAAACGACGAATATTAAAGTAATCTGATTCTGCTTTTCTTTGCAGAAGCTTTACTTTACCAAGATAGGAGAGGTATTTGGAATGAAGAAGAGGAACACGTGTTGACTCTCTACCTAAGTTAGTTTCATCAATACGAGAGTCCTCTTCCCAAGACTGGTGAAGATCGGTAAGCTTCATTACAGCTTTTCTACATCTACATCCATTACGTGGTGTTGCTGTTGCTGTGGCGGGGCTGCATTTTCAAAGTCAATAATAGCTTTAGGATTACCCTGGAAGCAATACGAACCGTAATGATTAAGGGAGATGGAGGGATCAAGCCAAATGTCTCCTCCAATTTCTTGCCATCGACGACAGAAGGTATAATCTTCTGAAAGATAACGACGATCAATAGGATCAATCATAGTATCAAAGAATGCATAAAACTGATCTTTAAGATCAATGGACATATTTACATCATTCTTATACTTAAGATCAGGATAAGCTTTAATCATCTTTTCAATAGTAGAACGTTTGATCATCATAAAACCTGTACCGGCATCATGAAGTTTAATCAAGCCGTTTTCTATTGCGATAGTTTTTTCTTCTCTACTAACAAATTTAAAATTAATAGCGTAGTCCGCACCATATGGTGGAATTTTAGTTGCATCTAATTTATCTTCAGTATCGTTTTTTAATGCTTCTTTAATTGTCAACCAATTAAGACCTTTTTTAGGGTAAGCACCCACTGCTACATCTTTATTGTGATACCAAAGTTTTAAAACATCATCTACCTGAAATTCAATATCGGCATCAATGAATATCAAATGGGTATAGTCTGAATTTAGGAAGTAAGCTAAAAGTACGTTACGGGCGCGAGTAACTAATGACTCGTTAGCAATAGTACCAAATGCAAGAGGGATCTTATGTCCGTTAAAAAAGGTCATAAGTTTAATTACTGACCTAAAATACGGTTCAGTTAGCTGACCACCGTAGCAGGGGGTAGCTACAAAGAATTTACTTTTACGAACTTCGTCTAGGTTTAATTGAATTTGCTGCTGGGCCATATTCACTCCAAAGGAAAAAATTATTAAACAATACTAAGATATATTATAGTGTCTGTATATCAAAAGTTCTATACTTAAATGATGCAATTCCTACAAAATATTCGATAGAAGAGGCAGTAATGTCAAAATCTAATGCTTCAATAGAAGTTGGAAATAAATCTTTAAAATTAATGTTAATTTTAGGTATATTAGTTGAGTTTAAAATCGTAAGAGTAGCATCAGAATAAGCCACTACTTCAGATTCTCCTCGTAAATTTTTAACAAAGGGAAACCGATTCAACCTATCTTGTTCAAAGTTATTATATTCATTATAACTGTTTGGAAAGCCAAGTGCAACTATCCAGTTAAACAATTCCCGATAATTACGCATATCTTCAGCAATTAAAAATCGGATAGCAAAATCACCGTAAAGTAATTTATCACCAATTTTTGGTATATCTACAAACGGAGTGGGCTGCTGGGCAAAACCAATATTAACAGACGGAAGATTGGCCGATTGGCAAGTATAGGCAACGTTAGGAAGGTCTTTGATTGAAAACTTAAACGCATTAGGTTTAAGATAATCAAAAACCAAATTATTAGTTATATTATTACTTACTTGAGAAGTTATGTTTGCAGTATAAGCCATCAAGCACCCTTTTTACAATATTTATAACAAAAAAAGAGGGAGCTTTCGCCCCCTCTTTAAGTACCGATCTACGCCGGTTTAATTACATCAGGTTAACAACCTTCGAACGACGATAGTACTGGTTGCGGTTAGCCGTAAAGGTGTCGGCATCAGCAGTAGCGGCGTTAGCGTTGGTTGTAACATACGGGTTGGCAATCATACCGTAACGAGTCTTAAAGCCGATCTTGGGCTGGAAGCTGTTCGGATCAACTGCACGAACCATTTGGAGCGGAACGTACGGGCAGTAGAAAATACCTGCATCATAGGGCGATGTACCCTTGTAGCCGACCACATAGAACTGGCTGGCGGCACCGAGGTTAGCCGAATACGGATCGACATAAACGCGGAAGCGGCCATTGAGAATACCAGCAAAAGTGTTGCCAGTGTCATCAACGTTCAGGTTTGTGGAGAGTGCAGGAGCATAGTCCAGAACACCGGCCATTGCTAATGCAGAAGCAACGTCTGCGGAACAGACGATGAAGTTACCCTTACCACGCCGTGTGTCTTGACCAATGTGGTTAGCATCACGCTCGATGTTAAAGAGCAGACCCTTGAAGCGCTCAACTGACCAGCGGCCGTTGGAGTCAACGTCGAGGTTGAACGTACCAGCGGTGGCGGTAGCGGGCGAGCCAGCTTTAGCAACGGTGTAAATTGTACGAACGACTTCACGGTTAATTTCAAACATGATCTCTTGCGAGAGGATGTTCGAGAGCTCGGACTCAGCATCCAGACCATGAACTGCTTTCAGGTCTTGTGCAAGCTCAAGAGTGTACTCAGCTTTCAGAGCACGTGTACGAGCAGTAACCGTGGTGCGGTCAATAGCAAATGCCATCGAACCAAAACCATTGTTTGCGGAATCACCAAGGGCTTCACCTTCAGCCGTGGTCATACCCTTACCGGTGGTGTAAGAACCATCGACGGGGTTGGAACCAGCGTGGGTGCCGTTCTTAGGTGTACCTGCATAAGCAGAGTCAAAGCCAGAGGACGAGAAGTCGGTATCGGCTTCGTTGTACAGGGCTTCGGTCAGACCTGCGTCAGTACGGACGTTGCCGTAAACAGAGCGCATTGCGAAAATCAGACCTGTGGGGCCAGTCATCGGCTGCACACCGCAGATGTCATAAGCCATCAGGTTGGGCATAGCACGACGAACCAGACCGATCAGGATCGGATCATAGCGGTCAATACCACCGGTTTCGAAAGAGTTGTTAGCGGGTGCTAACTCAGACAGCATACGGCGGTCTTCGCGGAGGGCCTTTTCTTGGTTCTCCAGAAGAACAGCTGTAACTGCTCTCTTATAAGAGTCTTTAATTTCAGGAAGATCACCGTGGTTTAATACTGCTCCCCACTTTTCCTGCAGTTGTTCTGATAGGTACATTACCTTCTCCTTTGTTAAACGTATTTTATTTATTAATTAACGTGCTTTAATTGTTCTAGAAAGCGCCTGAACGTATTTGGACATTGTGCCTTCTTCGAAAGCAGGCTGTTGACCGCTCTCTTCAACTAAAACTTGCTCGGGTGATTTGGCTGTTGTTTTGGGAAAATAGTTCTCCTTAATTACAGCTACTTTCTCGCGATACAGGTCTTCATTTTCAAAATCGACACCCTCAATAAGTTTCTTAAGCTTTTCAGCCTCAGTAACTGCTAAGTCCTTAGTCTGCTCTTCAAATACTTTGGCTGCTTTTAATGTAGCCAGTTCTTTAGCAAGCTCAACATTGTCCTTAATGGTCTCATTCAGTTTGGTTTCTAGTTCAGATGTTTTGGACTGCATTTCATCGAGAACGTTATACTTCTCTTCAGGTACTTCAATATAATGCTCTTTGAAGAGAGATTTCAGGCCCGAGATAAAGTCTTCAGCAATTTCAGTTCTGAGACCGCTCTCAATAGCTAACTGGTTCTCTTCCATCCACTGACCAACTACGTAGTTAAGGTAGTTGTCAACTTTTTCAACTAAAGTGTCTTTATACTCATCTAGTTGAGTGGCAGTTTGCTCTTCTAATTTAGCTGTAACTTTTTCCATCTCGTTATTAACACGAGCAATGACAGCAGCTTCAAAAATAGAAGTAGCTTTAGTTTTGAATTCTTCGGAGAGTTCTTCACCAAAAATGGCATTGAGCTGGGAAGAAATATCCACCTGCTCTTCAACTGCCTCTTCAGCAATGGTCTCTTCTTCTTTAGTGTCTGTCTCTTCCATAGCAGGTGTCTTAACAGACTTAGCGTCACCTTTAGAATCAGGTAACCCTGCTTTTCCAGAAATACCACTAGCAGCTTGAGCGCCTAGGTTTGCATCATCCTCATCGTGAGATGCAACTGAAGGAACCTCAGAAGAGCCTTGCTTGGGCTGGGAGGTGTCTCCAGCAGTAGAAGCTTGTGCAGCCTTAGAAGTATCCTTCTTGGTTGCAGCCGCAGCTTTTTGAGCAGCAGCGACAATCTCGCCCTCAGCAACAGTCTCTGTAGATTCTTCAGTCAGTTGCTTAGAACCTGCGCGGTTTAGCAACTCTTTAATTTTAGCTTCGACTGACATCCGTTTCTCCTAAGAGTATTGTTTTAACGTTATTATTTATAAGTTTTTATTACTTGATGTTTCTTAAAAAAGCTTCAAAAACCGTAAGTTTAGTTTCATTAAGCTGAGCTTTAGAAGCCTTTTTAATAGCTTTCTGGGCTTGTTCAATTTGGACTGATTTCCAAACACCATTTTCCAGAATCCATTCAGCCGATTCCATAATACCTTGGACAAATGCATCCGGGGCAGAAGGATCAGCTACGATGTCTACGGTAGCAAGATGAAAATCATCCTGTACTTCATTTACACCATTCTTTTCTTTTAAAGAGCCAAGACCTCTTGAAGATACTCCTAAACCAACACCTTCTTCAATAAAGTTTTGTGCAATTTTACCCATGGGGGTATCAAGAATTTTTGCTCTTCCAACGATATCCGAACCTTCAAATCTTAAATTAGTAATAAGATGGGATACGTTGTTTAAATTAATTGTAGGGTTAGGAGGATGCCCTAACTCACCTAAAGATCTTTTTTCTTTAATTAACGTCTGGTATCTTTCCAGCTCTTTTTCCATTACCGAGCGCGGGTAAATACGACCGTTTTTATTTTCTCTATCGGCCTGCATAAAGATGCCTTCGATAAAGAAACCTTTTTTACCTGACTCAGAAGCCTCGGTAAGAAACTTTAATTCTTGAGAAATTTCTTTAATTAGTTTCATAGTGACCCTGGTCCTTGATTTTGTCTATCTGGATCATTGTAGCCAGCACCTTTGGAGAACTGAAGAATGCAAACCCCTTCGGAAGCTCCTAAATTAACTACTACGTTAGAGCTTGGTTGCTCATTTAAGTTAACTCCAAGATCGGCGGTAAAGTTAAATGTATCAGCCGAGCCAGCGGGCAGTACTAAAATTAAATTACCGTTTCTTGTTACATTGCCCGCTGTATTTGTCATAAACACAGCATCAGTGAGCATTAGTTCCAAATTAGCAGTGGTTACTGACTGATCAGAATAAGCTAGAGTAAACACATCAATAGTAGCTGACCCCGTACCATGGACTTTAACCGCAGCCTGGCGGCGTGTTTTCTTTAGTATATGAATATTAGCCATTTGTCATTTTCTTCTTTTTGTGATTGCCATGATATTCAGCGATCATAATTTCTAAATCTTCTGTATACACCTTGCGAATACCGTCTTTAAATTCTACCATATACCACTCGATATTGCCTTCATGATCCGGTTCTGCATGTTGGGCTTCTAACACAACCCCATCCCCTAACAGCGCTGAACGAACGTGTTTGGCGCAAAGATGTTGGTCTTCGTTTGTTTCTACTTCTTCAGCAACACGCTTGGCCGTTTTAGTAGCAATTGCCATTTTCATACCCATGGGCATGTTTGGATTTTCACGCTCAATGGCTTTAGCAACCTCTTCCCGCTTTTTCATTTCAGCTGGGGTAAGTTTTTTCTCTTCAAGAGTATGTCTAAACTTCTTAAATGTATTCATAACATTTTCCGTAAAATGACTATGTGCTACTGTAGTTTTTGTTGAAGAAGTGCGAGGCCTAGTAAGATGGACTTTATCACCTTCTCTTTCAGCGTGCACTGTTGCATTGGTTTCGTCTTTGAATGATGTTTTTTCACCTGACTTTAGCTTGGCGATTGCTTTTTGATGCTCCGGGTGAAGAGGGTAGGATGTATCCGAGCCGTGATGAACGGTAACCATTTTACCCCAGGAGTAATTAGCTTTTTTTACTGATACAGCTTCGTTCATTTCAGCTTCCTCTTTTTGAATTGGAGGTAAAGGTTTACCACTTTTCATTTGTTTAACAGTAGCTAATAAGTGACCTTTGCCTCTTTTGTACTTAACACTAGAAGGGGTCTCAGGATTGTCTACCTGGGCACCGGCTTTTTGTTTGTAGCGTTGTAAAAGTTCGTTAGAAATTTCATCTACTTGTTCTGTCTCTTCTACAATACCAACATGATTGGCATCATGAATTTTATAACCCTGCTTTTTATAATGATCTTTTGCAAGCTCTACAGCATCACTTTCACTTTTTGCCGACACTCTAATTTTCTTTTCCATTTTTTCTTTACGCATGGAAGCCATAGTGTGTTGGGGATCAGAAACTGTAACCGATACTCTATGTTTAAGTTCAGTCTCTTCTTTAACAGACTTTTTTTCTATAGCTTTCTTCATGCCTAATCTAGCGAGATGTCTAGCTGTAGAGTAACCAATACCATGCTTACCAGCAATAGCTGATTGTTTTGGTTTCTTACCACCTTCAAACGGGGCTGTCTGTTGTTTCTTCTGTTCCATTATCTTCCGAAGGGGTCTCTTGTTTGTCGTATATACGCTGGGCAAGTTCTTGTTTTCTAGCGTCTAAAGCAGATGATAGCTTTGTACTCATTACAATACTAAAATCATCTTGAGCGGAAGCGGTTTCATCATCTATAATTTTTTGAATCAT